ACGGGCTTTGTATAGCTTAAACATCCAAGTGGAAACCAAGAGGTATAATAAAATGAAACAAGATCCCTATTCCCAACAACTTGCAATAAGTACTTTATTACTATTCTGTTTAATTCCAGGAGTCGGACCTATTGTACTTAGGTTTATATTCATAAATGTTTTCTTTAGAGTTGGATTAGTTGCAGGGGTTACAGCAGCACGTAAAGTAAAAAGCTGGAAACAAAATGTAACTAAGAAAAGAGAAGAAACATTTACAAATATGAAGGTAGTAAACTCATGAGTATTTATGACACAGGTCATGAACTTGTTGACGAACTTAAAAAATTACAAGATCTGTTAAGTTCAATAACTGATAAGTTCATTAATAAAGAAGATCCAGAAGAAGACGAAAATATCTTTGAAACAGGAACAAAAGAAGAAAGAGATAATAAAGTTAAATTAGCTCTAGCTATAGCTGCTGTTTCTGCACTTGTTTTCGTATATAGGAGATAGTTATATCATGAATAAGATAAAAAGTATTGTATTCATGTTTATAATTTTAATAAATGGTGGGGCAGCGACAGTTGCCCTTTCACAAAACAATGAAAAAGAGACTTATTGTTTAGCTCAAAATATATTTTTTGAAGCTAGAGGGGAGTCAACTAAAGGTCAATTAATGGTAGCCGCCGTTACTATTAATAGAGCAAATCACAAAAGCTTTCCTAATACTATTTGTGGTGCAGTATGGCAACGTAAACAATTTAGTTGGACTCATGATGGAAAGCATGATAACCCAGAAAGAATGGGTAAAACAGACAGATTAGAGTGGGCAAAAATAAAACACCTAGCAGACCTTGTTTTAAATCAACCTAATCATGTGTTACCTAAAACACAAGCGCTTTATTATCACGCAGATTATGTAAAGCCTTTTTGGATAAAACATAAAACTTACTTAGGAAAAGTAGGTACGCATTTGTTTTATAAAAACAAGGAGAGATAATATGTATATACAAATGTGTATACTTGTTGGCTTACTCTTCTTTTCTGCAGCTATGATTGTCTATATGATATCTACAGATGAAAAAATAAAAAGCTTAATAAAAACAGTTATTAAAGCTGTTTAATTCAACGGGCTTCGGATAGCTCATAACAATATGGAGTACAAAATGGAACTAGTTTTATTTGGTTTTATACTAATAGCACCAGTAATGGCTTTTATTGCTGATTACATACTTCCTCTAATTATTAAGGAGGAATAATGTACACCTTTTATAAAGATGAACTAGTAATGTCTGTTAACAAAACTAACTCAGATGAGGCACTGAGATTTGCTGACAGAATGATCTTACGTACACAGGACGGTTATTGGAAGCCTTGCAGTGTTGACTGTAAATCTTTTGAATGGACTCACATAATTCCTGTAGATGAAATTGTTTATAAAAAGGAACAAGCCAATAATGAAAACAATCGAGTTAGTGGTGCACATAACAACAGAATCACTTCGACACAATGCTAATATACAACAGGCTAGTATTGTAGAAAGTGCAGACACCTATGAAGCGGCTCTTGAAAAGTGCTATGATGTCGCTTTTAGAAAGTATGGTGTCACATCTGAAGATGTTTATAAAGTAAGGAGACTCTAAATGGTAATGTATAATATTAAATACTATGATGGGTCTGGATTTATGTTTGCAAACAAACTTTATGATAATCTTCAAAAAGCTCAGAAAGAGCTTAAGTTAATGACTTCTAAGATTGAGAAACTTGGAGGTTGTTTATCTATGGAAAGATATGTTTCTCCCGATCTAACCATAGAAAAGAAGGGGGCATAATGCCAAAAAGCAAAATGTCACCTGAAGAAGAGCAGGTATACCTCGAATCAATTAGCTTTAGTAATCTTGTAAAAGCTATTGATGAAAAATGGTCACATACCTACTTAGATGTACCAGAACAAGACTCATTTGAGTCTGAGGAAGAAACTTCCTGTTAATCTTAAATAATGGCCTTCTACTTTCTTTTTTTACAGTAGGAGGTCATTTATTTATATCGAAGCAGATAATAAATAAGGATATCACTTATGCGTAAATATAAATTAGAAAAAACAATAAATGGCAGAGCTTATACAAATGAGCTACGTCAATTTATCGCAAATCAAGTGGACTTAGAACTTAATCGTTCTAATAAGAATATTATGTCTATATGGGAATCGTTAGGGTCTCAATATAACCTATCGTGGACTACTATACGTAATTATCATAATGCATTGGGCAATTCTCCTAGTGCTAGAAAAAGACAAGCTAATAAAGCAAACGTGTTTCCTATATCTATTGGCAAATACTCAGAAGAACTTCGTGGTGAAGTTATGAGATATGCAATGAGATTTGGAGTTCCGATAGCTTCAAATAAATTTAAGATTTCTAGTTCCAGTATTTATGACTGGTTAAAATCTTATGGTTTAAGTACGGCATATTTTAACCGTTAATAAATCTACCTTCTACTTCCTTCGGGGGGTGGAAGGTTATAAAACTTTTTTTTTGTTTTAATTATAAAAAGGGTATTTATGAAATTAAAAATTAGCCTGTTAGTTTTAAGCATATGCTTAGAAATTTTAAAAATTCACAATAATAAAAACTTTGAAAAAACACAAAGGTAATTATATTGGAAAACAAAAACATTCTAGACAATTTAACCAAAGATCTGGAATACAGACAATCTCTTTTAGATAAAAGACAAGCAGCAAGCTTTTTAGAAAGGATGGAAGCAAGAGAAATAATAGAATTTTCTTACCCCCATATATTAAAAGGATTAGAACGGAAAGCTACATTAGTTGAAGTGGCAAGTAATATCGGTAGACGTCTTAGACAAAAATTAAGACAAAAGCAAAATAGTGTACTTGATGTGCAAGGAGGCTGGTTTGTAATTATTAGCTATATTGAATTAAATATACTAGGTTACAGGAAAAAGCACACTTATCGAAACGGTAAAAAAGATAAACACAGATCATATTTTTTGTTTGCTAAAGATTGGAATGCTATCAAAGAGCTTATGGAATTAGTAGATACAGAAAAATGTGATATGTTTCCTGTAAACACACCACCTGTAAATTGGACAAATTCAGCTTATCATGAATCAACTGGTATAGGTATTATCAAAAAAGGCTATGAAACTGCTTTAAAATACTTTGAGTCTAATGATATGTCTTATCTTATTAATACATTAAATAAACTTAATAACACTGGATGGAGAATCAATGAATCAGTGTTTGAAGTATATAAAGAATGTATGCATACAAAGATTAATCCCTTTAAATTTACAAAGGAAATTGATCCAATTAAAAGAGCTTCTTTAATAATCGAAGCAGAAGCAATACAGCGATTAGCTGAAAAAAACTTAAACAAAACGTTTTATCATCTATACAACTTCGATTTTAGAGGACGTATATATCCTAACACAGCTTTTTTACATGAACAATCTAGTGACAACGCTAAAGGTATCTTAATGTTAGACGAAGCTGTTTTACTAGGTTCTAATGGCTTGTATTGGTTGTGTGTCCATACTGCTAATGTATGGGGCAATGATAAGATAACACTAGATGATAGAGTTAGTTGGGTTGAAGATAATTGGAGTTGGATTATTAACCAAGCAGAGAATCCTTTTGGAACCTGTGACTGGATGAAAGCTGACAAGCCTTTTAGTTTTTTAGCAGCTTGTAATGAAATAAAGATGTTAGCCCAATGGACAAGAGAAGGGAATTCAGAAGAAAGTTTTCCTTCATGTTTGCCTGTTTACATTGATGGTTCAAACAATGGTGTTCAGCATTTAGTAGCTATGTCTCAAGACGATGAAGTAGCACCTTTAGTAAATCTTGTTCCAAGTGAGCTTCCAGGTGATGTTTACATGTTTATTGCTGACAAAGTATGGGAACGTTTAAATACAAAAGTACAAGAATTAGATATAGAAACTAAGAACAAGTTTAAAGAGATTTTTGATACTTCTATATCTCTACAGAGGGCATATGAAAATGCTCCTGAAAAATCTGAAAGGAAATCTTTAGCTTTTCAAGAAGCTCAAAAGTGGCGAAATCAGAATCGTGACTTAAGAGAAAAGTTGTTTGCTGTTTATTGGCACAACATTCAAGATAAAAAGATCCAACGTAAAACTGTCAAGCGTAATGTAATGACTTTAGGCTATGGCGGTACGTCTTACGGTATGGGCCAACAGGTGATAGAAGACACAAGGGATATCTCGCCTTACCTAAGAGACAAAGAACATCTCTGGGGTGCACTCCTTGGCTCTCTTGTACATACTACTTGCTACGAAGAGCTTAAAGGTCCAGCTAAAATGTTAAGACTCTTTCAGACAGTAGCTGAACGAGCTAATCAAAGAAAAGAGCATATGAAATGGATTTCTCCTATAACAAATTTTCCTGTAACACAAGCGTATAGAAAGCCAACTAATAAGCGAACAGAGCTAAAGTATGGCGATGAGATACTCAAAGTGCAGTTGCAAGTATGGGAGGAAACAACCGTAAATGAAACAAAACAGAAGACAGGCGCTGCACCTAACATTGTGCACAGCCTCGATGCTGTTCATTTAACAATGTGTATACATGATACAAATTATCCTGTTACTGTAGTACATGATTCTTTCGGGTCTCATGCAGGTAATATGAATAATATGTTTTATAATGTAAGAGAAAAATTCATAGAGTTATACGAAAGTATGCCTCTAGAAAACGTACTAGAACAATTAAAGTCAAGTGACTTAATCCCCAAGAAAGGGAACTTAGATGTCAGAGAAGTATACAAATCCAATTTTGCATTCGCTTAAAGAAGGTGATCGCATTGCTGTTTCAGGTTATGAAGATCACAAAACAGAAGAAGGTCATGTCCAAATTATAGGAGAAGGGTGGGTTGGTGCTCTTATGAATATAGACGGAGAAGAAACTTATGCAGAGTTTTATGAAGACGATATTGCCTATAATATTGAAGTTATAGGCTAAATAATACCTGACGTTAAAGAACATTTGTTCAAGATAATTTTAACATATATCCAAGAGGAAGTATAAAATATGGCTATACTCAAAAACGTAGAACTATTCTTTGCTAAACTAGATCCAAAAAAACCTAATGCAACTTTTGATGTTAATAATCCTACATGGGAAGTACAAATTCGTACTAGAGACAAAAAAGTAGCTAAACAATGGAAAGATCTAAATATCAATGTCAAAACAGATGATGATGATGATGGAGTGTTCTATAAAGCCAACTTGAAGAAAAAGACAAAGAAAGCAAATGGAGACCCTCAAAACCCTGTTAAGCTTATGGGTGGCGACTTATCTGATATTGATCCTAATATCTTAGGTAATGGGTCTATTGGTAATGTAAGAATTTATCAATATGAATATAAGGTAGGTACTCGCGAAGGTATAGCTTCTATGCTTATGGCAGTACAAGTTACTACTTTAAAAGAGTACACACCTAAACCAAGAGAAGATGACTTTGAAATGACTGAAATGAAAGTCGTTAAAGTTGCTGATAATCAAGACTTATCTGAAGAAGTATCGGATAAGCAATTAGATGATGAATTGACGTTCTAATTAAAATAAAAACAATTCAATGGGAGACTGTAATGGTCTCCCTTTTTTATTAAGGAATATAAATGTTTTATAGAAAGGTAGACGGTCAAGGTCTTATTTCAATTAAGTATGGAGAAAATAATAAAGACATTACTTGGGGTAGAACTCTTAATGTTAATTTAGAAACTTTAGACATGGTTATCTCAATAATAAACCATCACATCCAAGAGGAAAGTAAAAATGAAAAAGATGATAACAGTCTTTGAAGATAAATCACCTAGTTTAGAAGAAGTTCAAGGTATTATAGGTGGTTATGTGGAGCGTATCGTAATACAAGATTCAAAAGATCAAATGTATGTTGATGAAGAAGGTCTTTATAAAGATTTAGAATTTAATATAGAAGCCTCTAATTTAGCAAATAGACCGATTGTAGGTCATGCAGTTATATTAAAAGGTGACGCTATATGGAAATGAGATTGTGTAAAGGTGTTTACTTAGCAGGTCCAATGGCAGGATTAAGACCTACAGTTATGAAGGGTTGGAGAGAAATAGCTAAGCTAGATTTAGAAGCTGCACAAATACCTGTTTTAGACCCTACTCGTAGAATTACTTATCATGAACAAACTCTTAATGACAAAGGATTAAATCATAATGCAGCCAACAGAATCTTTAAACAAGATTTAAGAGATATTGCAAGATGTGAGGTTTTACTCGTTGATATGAGAGATCATCATAATGCTAAATCTCAAGGTACAGCAGCAGAGATGATGTTTGCACACATGAAAAATAAAATAATAATTGTGTGGAAAGATAAAAATGATAGTCTTAATCCGTTTATAACAGCTATGGCAACTGAAGTGTATAATACATTATCAGATGCTATTGATGCTGCTATAGACTACGCTTCATAGGAGGTTAGTATGGGATTTAGCCCTAGAATATATGAAGTGCATCTCTGGATGCAAGATAAAGAAGGTGATTGGTGGTGGGAACCCGAAGGGGGTGCTTACGAAGATTACGAAACAGCTTTAGGTTGGTACAATAAATTTAAAGCAGGTGGCTATAATGTAAAAATAGTTGAAACTAAAGTTGTAAGACTTTGGGAAGATAACAAGGAGTATACATAATGGAAAACCACAAGCAAATTCTTTTTCCTATTAACAAAGAAGAATCTGTTTCTATTGTAGAATGGAATGGAAAAAGAGAAGCAGCAATAGTCATATCAGATAGTACAGGATCACCTCTTGATGTACAAATGTTAAATAGTGGATATGATCTTTATAAATATTTACATAAATATTATGGTACAGGAGGGGTATTGTGAAAGCACAAGTACACTGGCATTTAAACAAGAAATTGTTTTGTATAACGTCTCGAGAGAAAAAAACTTATGGCTTAGTCGTAGCACGTAAGGAATCTGTAGTAGTAGGACTACCAAAATTTATCGTAAGAAAGTCTGGACGCGATAAAGTAAGACAAACAAAACATAAAAATGTCCATGCATTTATTAGAGGCAATGTTGAGTATGATACGTTTTTTAATCTTGGAAAAGGTAGATTAATAATGTATGATCCTTATAAATATGATACTTTTGTAATGGCTGACACTAAAGAACCATTACATGAAGGTACACTAGTCCAATGCAGAATTATAAATAATCACCCAATAATGGAGTTATATTAATGCCTTCAGCGCAAGTAGTAGTAACTTACGAGTTAGACTTTAAAGGTGAAGATATAAAAGATGCTAAGTACCAAGGTTTATATGACATAGCAGTATCAACACCTTGGACTGCTGATTTAGCAATTTCGGCAGATATTTACATCTATGATGATAATTATAATCCCATAACAGAAGATACAGAAGCATTGTTTGATGAATTTTTTGAAGGGGTTTCTAGTAATGAATGAAGTGTGGAAAATATGCACAATAGAAGACTTTAAAGGCTCTAACTGGTTTCAAATAGAAGTATATGGAGAAGTCCGAGAAGGCGGTTCTAATTCATATACTTCAGATGAGCCTCCTTGGAGAGAAGTAACTCTTACTGATATATGGAATATAAAAAGACGTAAATATGTATCTAATAAGGTTAAGAGGGCAATATTAGAAAAACATGGTGATGACTTGATAGAGGAATTGTCAGATGAATACGACAGGTGGTAAAAAAGATTGGGAAATAATAGACGATGTCTATGAAGAACGTGCAGCTATCTTAGAGTATGATGCAGGTTATACTAGACACGAAGCAGAACAAATGGCTGCTCAAATGCAAGGCTATAATAATAAATCTGCGCTTAAAAGACACATACAGGAACTAAAAGCAAACGGAACACATCAATGAAGTATATGTATCATGTTGAAGTAAATAAGGTTGAAGTGTTAGTAACATCTAATTGGCAAAAAGCTTTAGACTCTTGGTCTAACCTCTGTTGGGAAAACAGCGCTAAAGTTATTGTAGTTAAAAAAGAAGAAAAAATAGCAATGTATATTAAAGATCTTACTGATGCTAAAAATTGGTCTAAGGTCTTAATAGAAAACAGTGATAACAATCGGGTAAAAAAGAGAATAATGAAAGAAATGGTAGACCAAGAACACGATGGTATGAAACTTTTAGAAACAAAAGAAACAGGAAATTTCGGATACAGTGCTTATTTAGAAAAAGAGGCAGAAGAACAGTATCAAGCCCTTATTGCAGAGTCTAATTATGATTTAACAAGAGATGTAGACTTTCACGGTGACTTTGAAGCTATGAGTAGTAAAAAGCAAAATGAAATTATTAATCCTAAACATTATAAAATGATTCCCCCTGAAGCATATAAAAAATTCCCAGAAGGGTTAGAGTATATGCATTTAATGGAGTATATTTTAAATCATCATAAGGGTGTAGAATCACATTTATTAGGTCAAATATTTAAGTATGCTTGCCGATTAGGTAAAAAAGATTCTAAATTACAAGATGCAAAAAAAATATCATGGTATGCAGAAAGATTAGTAAAGGTAATCGAAGATGATAACTGAAGAAATTATTTATAAAACAAATCAAGAAAGAGAATTTCTTAAAATTAAAAATGATATAAAGAAAGCTATACACTCTATTGATTCAGCTATCCATTATCTACAAGAAACTTGTAACTATGATTCAGATGTGTTAGATATTGCAGTAGACGAATTAACTGATGTAAAAGAAAGACTAAAGCTCTTAGTGGAGGAATAGTATGGAAAAGAAGACAGAAATGATTGCCTTAGAGTATCTAAAGTGTTATCTAGCAGATTTAATTTACCAGTTTAAAACAGGTAGTATTAGCTACGTTAATTATAATTCTGCAGGTACTCAATATTTTGAAACTGAAGAAGACTGTGGGAAATATATAGAAGCACTAGAAAAATACATCACAAAGAGGTCAAAAATTATTGAAAAAGTTTGAACAGCTATATATAAGACGAATGGCTCGTATGTATCGAAAATATCATATAAGTTTAACAATACGTCAGGCCGTATTAAAAGCTTACGAAGCTTATGAAATATACAGAGAAGCAGAATTGGAAATGATGTATGAAGAACAAACCGACAAGCGGATTAGATGATTTAAAGTTTGATTTAAAAGGAGGTAGCTATGAAGAATTAGCAAATTCTTTAGAATATTGGGCTGAAGGCTTTTATTTAGAAACTCTACATGATGCTTACGGAGACTGTCTAGCTTACCTTTTATACAATATATCTAAGGAAATGAGACAAGTGTCAATAGCAGAGGAAGAAAATGCGACTAGTATTTGATATCGAAGCAGATAATCTGCTACCTAAAATATCCAAGTTTCATTGTGCAGGTGCTATAAATGTTGATACTGGAGAAGAGCATTGGTTCTTCTCTAATCAACTTAATGAGTTTTTATCTTTGTTAGACAAGGCTGATGTTATTGTTGCTCATAATGCCTATGGCTATGATATCGCTGCTTTAAATAAGCTAACAGGATGGAAACCTAAAGCTACTGTACAATGTACTAAAATAATGAGTCAAGTCTTAAATTATCGAAGATTTGGATTCGGTCACGCCTTAAAACAATGGGGTGAATTTTTTAATGACCATAAAGGAGACTATACTGGAGGCTTTGAAGAATTTAACAATGATATGTTTGTTTACATGCAACAAGATGTAAGACTTGGTGTTAAAGTTTACAAGTATTTGCTTAAAGAGCTTCAAGCTTATATTAATAAACATAATTCTAAAAATATTCTACGGGCATTGCGGTCTGAAA